CGGCTCTTGGTGCTGCGGTGGCTGCAGCTGCAGAGGATGAAGCACAAGCCGCACAACTTGCATTGACTCTTAACAACGTCACCGGCGCTACAGAGAAACAGGTTAAAGCCACAGAGGACATGATTAGCGCGATGTCTAGGGCTACTGGCACGGCGGATAGCGAACTACGCCCGGCACTGGCTGTACTTGTTACTGGCACAAAGGACATTGCTACCGCAACAGACGCATTGTCGCTGGCACAAGATATTGCCATTGGCTCTAACAAGTCATTGGCTGAGGTGTCTGAGGCGCTCGCTAAAGCGTATGGCGGCAACATGAAAGGCTTACAAGCCTTGTCACCAGAGATTAAAGCCATGATTAAAGACGGCGCGACACTCGATGATGTAATGAACGTGCTAGGTGGCACGTTTGGTGGTGCAGCGGCAACCGCAGCCAACACTGCTGCAGGCCGTTTCAAGATACTAAAAAACTCGCTAGATGAAACTACAGAATCAATCGGCGCGGCGTTGCTACCTATTGTGCAAAAGGTTTTGCCTGTGCTACAAAAGTTTGCAGACTGGGCACAAGACAACCCACAAGCATTTTTGGCTATCGCTGGCGCGATCACCGCAATATCTGTAGCAATCTTGGCAGTCAACTTTGCAATGGCATTAAACCCATTTACAGCAATTGCAGCAGGCATCGCCGCGCTAGTTGTTGGCATTGTTTATGCGTACAACAAGTTTGAGACATTCCGCACCATCGTAAACAGCGTGCTTAACGGCCTGATCAGTGGTTTTGAAACTTTTGCTAACGCCTACATCACCGCAATAAACATCATCATTCGAGGCATGAACCTAATCAACCCGTTCAGCGACATCCAATCATTGCCAACAATTAGCCTGCCTAGCATCGGTGGCAGCGGCGGTGGAGATTTTGCAGGCGTAAGCGAGCGCGCAGGGATGCCAGACGTAAGCGCAGCAATTCCGTCTATGCCGGCACCAGCTGCACCGTTGGCTGTTACCAGTGGTGGCGGTAGTGGTGGTGGTGGTGGTGGGAGCGCGACAAACTTTGGTGATCAATCAGGACGTGGCGGCGGTTACTTTGGTGACAGCAGCCAAGAAATGGCAAGCGCGATCTACAACATTTATGTATCTGGTGTAATGAGCAACGCACAAACAGGCGAAGAAATTGTGAACAACATCCGTGCCTACAATCGCGCGGCTGGCCCTGCCAACATTACGGTTGCCTAATGGCTACCTCAGTAATACAAAGCGGAGACTACGAACTCTTTATTGACACAGGTTTCCAGATAGATGCCTTTGTGCTTGATGACGCAGTCAAAGGCGTATTAAACAACACAGAATACGTTTTAGACGGCACAACAGAGTTTGCACCAATGTTGCAATACTCAACCAACGTCAACATTAAACGTGGTAGGCGCGACATAGGCGATCAGTTTAGCGCTGGCACAATGTCATTTAACTTAAACGACACGCTTGCTGGCGGCATATTAAACCCGTTGTACTCGTCTAGCCCGTATGTAGACCCAGCAGGACAGTTCACATTAGCGCCGTTGCGCCGGGTGTCTTTTGGCAGATACAACAGTGTTGGTACATTTGTAGCGCTCTTTGTAGGGCAGATCGTAAACTACGACTATTCCTACGAATTAGGCGGCGAAAACATGATCAGCGTCTACTGTGCTGATGACTTTTACCTGCTAGCCCAAACCGCGCTAAACGAATACAACGTGGCAGAAGAATTATCTAGCGCTCGACTAGCAGCCGTCCTAGACCTACCAGAAGTTGCTTACCCTGCTTTAAGCCGCGACATTGAGACAGGCACACAAACATTAGGCGGTGCAGCTGCGTACACAGTCCCAAACGGCACAAACGTAAAAGCCTATATAGACCAAATACAGCAGGCTGAGCAAGGCCGTATCTTTATGGCGCGCACAGGCGTATTGACCAGCCAACCAAGAATAGGTAACACACTGTCAAGCAGTGTTGCAGACTTCCACGATGACGGCACAAACATCCCTTACAACAATTTAGGCATTATTTACAACGCTGATCTAATTGTCAACCGGGCAAGCATCCAGCATTTAGGTGCTACTAGCCCAGAGGTTGCTGATGACGCAGCAAGCCAAACCAAGTACCTAATTCAAAACGTCAGCATTACTAACAGCCTGTTACACAACGATGCGGCAGCACTTGACTTGGCAGAGTACTTACTTGTGGGCGAGCCTGAGGCAACTTTTAACGCCGTACAAACCGACTACCTGATGCTTAGTACAGCCCAACGCGAGACATTGGCTCTAGTAGATATTGGTGACACAATCACAATTACCAACACAATTACAGGCGGTCAGGTAGCGCAAGAACTAGCGGTTGAGGGTGTAGAAATATCGGTCAACCTAAACAACGGCCATCGAGTCACGTTCTATACATCAGCGACCGTCATCGTCTACGAGTTCATCCTCAATGACCCGATTTACGGCAAATTAGATATACAAGACCCACAACCAGTTTTAGGATAAAGTACCCACTATGCCATTGACCACGTACACATCTGGACAGGTGCTCACCGCAGCGTCACTTAATGCAAACTTTTCTTTTGCAGCTCTTGGCGGCAAACTTGGGCAGGTTGTCACTACAACAAAAACCGACACATTTACTATGGCAAGCTCTACCTATGCAGACGTGACGGGTTTAAGTTTGTCTATTACGCCGACATCAGCAACATCCACAATTTATATTGTTGCATCTATTACTGGCGGTGGACAATCTGCAAATACGCAAGGTTTTGGGCAACTTGTTCGTAACTCAACCGCGATCGGTGTTGGTGCTGCGGCAAGTTCTAGAGTGCAAGCAACTTTCCCAATACCTATTCTGCATAACGCATTTACCGCGTTTTCATTAAACGCTAGTTTTGTTGATAGCCCAGCAACAACATCGGCAACAACATACAAAATACAAGTCAGAAGAGAAGCAGCAGCAGGAACAATTTACATAAACCGCAGCGAAACCGACAGCGACTCAAGTGCAGGCGGCCGCTACATAAGCACCATTACAGCATTGGAAATCTTGGCATGATCGACTACAGCGCAATTCTTAACGCAAACTATGCCGGCTCACAATGGACACTTGACGGAGACACCTACGAAGGCTTGACATGGTTAGATAACACACCAAAACCGACACAAGCCGAACTAGACGCACAATGGCCAACAGTTAATTACAACGACCAATACGCGCAAGTAGAGTCAACACGCCGCACACAATACGAAGCACAATCAGATGGCCTTTTCTTCGAATGGCAACGCGGCACAAATACGCAAGCAGCATGGGAAGCAGCTGTCCAAGCGGTCAAAGATGCAAACCCGTATCCGCCAAACCCTGTTGGCTAGTTTTGTGTTCGCGCTTGTCCTGACCGCGTGCGAAACAACACGAACAAACGCGCCATCAAAAGTACGCAACAGCGCGCTTACACGATGCTCGACTATTACACAATGCGAAAGGGTAACTAATGGCTAGGGAAAAAGCAGAAATAGAGTTACTTCATGCGCGCATGATCGTTTTTGTCGGTTGCACAATTGCAGTGACCTTTGCACTTACCGTTATAGGTTTTGTTTACGGCTTACTATTTGTTACCCAGCCGCTTGAGCAGTCACCAAATGACGCACAATTTATTGACTTATTGTCCACGCTTACAGTCTTTATGACAGGCACTTTGTCTGGACTCGTTGCGGCTAACGGACTTAAACGGAAACCTGCTGATGCCAATACTGCCAGCCAACCTTAAAGTCATTGGGTCTAAGCCGTACACAGGTAACAGTGACGGTGCAGCTGCAGGCCCACGTGCCGGCATGGACGAATGGATCAGGCAAGCAATAAAACACGGCGGTGGCGCGTTCTGGAATAACGGCAGTTGGGGCATACGTGATATGCGCGGCTCAACAAACCTAAGTGTGCACGCCACAGGTCGAGCAGTTGACCTGTCATATCGCAAATCAGAGCAACACGAAACAGCCAACCGCAAAGGCACAATGGATTTCTTTAACATTGTCATAGCCAACGCAAACGAACTAGGTTTAGAGTGCATACTGGATTACTTGCTCAAGCCATACGGTCGCGGCTGGCGTTGTGATCGTCAAGCATGGTCAAAGTATTCCACGCCAACCATTCACGGCGCGCCGGGTGGCGATTGGCTACACATTGAGATAAACCCACAGATGGCAGACTCGCCAAACCTTGTAAAACAAGCGTTTCAAAGGGTATTCACCGAATTGCCACAGTAATCCCCTATGGTGGAAACACCGACGATAGGAGATGCAATGGCAGACGCTAAAACATACGTATACGAGGTTTACACCACGCACCTAGACAGTGCACAAATGGTGCTCGTACAGATATTCCGTGACCCTACAGACGGTCAAGTGCTACACGCACAAATTGCGTTTAAAGACGCAATCGGTGACTCGTGGCAGACCCCTTACCAATTGGAGAAAAAATGAGTTTCTTAGCCATCAAAATAGGTGCATACATGATTACAGGCTTAGCGGCGTTTACGTTGCTCTGGGGGGCTAGTAAGCCGCCTGAGAGGCAACTACAGCCGGGTGAGCAGATCACTACAACCCTGATCAGCATTGTGCCCGAATTGTCCACCACAACGACCAGCACTACGGCTGTGCCGAAAGGTTGTGCACAATACGTAGCAGACGCAATCACGGCAGGCTGGCCAGCAGACCAAGCACCAATGCTTGCGCGCGTAATGTTCCGTGAGTCGCGCTGCATACCAACGGCCTACAACGCACAAGACAGCAACGGCGGTAGTCGAGGCTTAATGCAAATGAACGGCACACACAAAAAGTGGCTTATAGGCATGGGCTACATAACAACGCTTGATGACCTGTTCATACCTGAGGTCAACCTTGAAGCCTCAGCACATCTCTACAGTATGGTGGGCTGGTCAGCGTGGGCAAGCACACATGGCTGATATTCCACATCCCGAAATAGGCATTACACAAGAAACGAGAGAGGCAATGTATCCCGATACGTACAGCGACAAACTAGGCAAGGTTTACACAAACCTGATAGATGAAATTGTGCGACCTGCACACGTGCCATCACAAGCACCAGATCACAGCATTTTGCTTGATGAACTGGTCATCATGTATGACGCATTTATTACAATTGGCGGCGAAGTAAATCGCTTTAATGCTGCAGTACTTAAAGCTGCGATAAATGTTATACGCGCCTTGTAAAGCGTGTGGGCTTACAATGCACGGCACTCGATACCGGCACAACCCCGAAAAAGTAATGTGGTTACATCCCAACCTAAAAGCGTGTAGTAAGGTTAAACCAATAAACCTGACTAAAAGAAAGAACCCGACATGAACAATCAACTAGAAATGTTTACAACAACACTGGGATTGGCTGGAGAAAAAACGCGTGTAGCGCTTGACCATCCATCCGTAGCAATAGCGCGCAATGCACCAGATACATCACGCGAGGCAGGCGAGGCAGCTAAACCACACGCAGGCAAACAACGCGAACTGGTGCACTTTTGGATTAAATGGGCTGCGCGTACTGAGGCTAAAGGCATGACCGCAGACGAAATTAGTGTGCTACTTGACTTACCTGCACAATCGGTATCAGCGCGCATAAACGGATTGCATCGAGACGCGTACATCGTTGACAGTGGCACACGCCGTAAAACACGGTACGGCCGTAACGCCATCGTTTGGGTTGCTTGCTAATGGCACACTTTGACTTAGCACTCTACGAAACAGTTGCACAACGCTTAGTGCGCTGGTGGACAGAATACCCAGACGGCCGCATCATCACGTCAATACATCACTATGACGGCTCAACGATCATTATGCGCGCAGAGTGCTACAACAACGATGACCGACTTATTGCCACAGGTTACGCCGAAGAGGTATTTGGCAATAGCCCAGTTAACAAAACATCGTTTCTAGAGAACTGTGAAACAAGCGCGATTGGGCGAGCAATTAGTAACAGCCGCATTGGGCACACAGGTGAGCGCGCATCATCCACAGAGATGGAGAAAGTCAACCGCGTCAACAGTGAGCCGGCTCGACCAGATACACACGGCAGCGCAACACCTAAACAGATTGGTTTCTTAAAGAGCCTTGCGCGTGGTAAAGGCTGGGACGATCTGCAGCTGCTGGATTACATTCACAAGTTATTGCGCGTAGATGACGTAATAGTTGAGACATTGACAGCAGGTCAGTGCTCTGCTGTTATAGATGGGCTAAAAAAATGAGTAACCCAAATGAGCAGTACGACTGCCTGCACGATCACATGGTTGCAATAGCGCGTGAGCGTGATTACGCAGTGCACAAAATAGAGATGCTGACCAAGCAGTTAGAGGAACTTCAAGACGCGTTAGAACTGGCGTATGAGGCGTTACGCAGGGTTATGCCATGAGCCGTCACGTATGGCTGGCATTGGCCTTAACACTGCTATGCGCGGTACTTATGGTGCGATCTGATAACAAATAAGACTTACACAATCGGCTAGTTGCATAGACCTAAACCTGTCGCAGGGTAGTTGGATGATCTGCGGTAACGCAGTTAGACCAGCGCGCACAAAACCTGCTACACGAAAGGCAATGTGCTAAGCGTTGGAGCGACTCGTAAACATAATCGAGTGATGTGCAAGGTAATCGGATTGAGGCAGCCCGATG